AACCTTGCCTTGAAACTTCTGCGCTTGGCTTTGTCTGCTTCGCTTTCATTCTGTCTAGGTGGCTTATTATCTGCGCCCTGCTGCCCGAACCTTATCAGCTTTACCTTGTCGCCTTCTTTAGCGAGTACGGCATGGCTCTTTTCGGGATGCTTACTGGTGCGCTTGGGTTTGTTGTACCCTTCAAAGCGTTCGCCTCGGTATGTAATAGCCATCTTATCTCCTAGTAAAAACCCACCCCCCGAAAGAGGTGGGCTTAATCTTACTTAGATAGTTGACTCGAAAGTCAGCTTAACGCCAAAGCTATCATCAAGCTCTGCAACACCATAAGCGGCAGTTGCATTCAGCTCGAAGGCTCGGAGAGAAGCATCACGCTGTGACTCAATACCGAAGTCGCGCTTCAGTGCCATGGCTAGTGCTTCTGGAGCGAATACCGCGCCAATAGCATCACCACCAGCAACAGCAACATTTGCAGACTCATAAACGTCGATGCCAGCAATGCTACCGACATAGCCGTTAATCATAGCAGCGTTCTGAGCATCACCACCATTTGGGTTAGCAAAGGTGTTAGTTAGGTTAGCTTTAAGCTGATAGGCTTGGAAAGGGTGCAGAACAGCAGCAATATTGCCAGTCACTTTAGCAGCTCGCAGAGTCGCCTGTGCTTTGAACAAATCAGCAACAGTGATTTCTGTGCCAGTTCCGCCAAGTTCAGCGCTGAAGCCAGTGAACAGAGCGATAAGGTCAGTGTCCATCTTAGTAGCGATAGCGTTACCAAGAACAGTGCCAAGCTCAACAGCAGGGTTGCCCGCGCCGAAAGCAGCCATATCAGTAAGAACAACCTGTGCGCCAACTTCGCCAACAGTAACAGTTACTGAGCTAGTAGAAACAGTGGTTGAACTCATGTCCGTACCTTCAGTAAGGTCGGTCGCGGCAATTGCTGGGTACTTAGGAATCTGGACAGTCTTGCCAGCTTCGTTTGCAATATTGTACTGAGTAACCAAGCCCATCATCAGGGATTGTTCTTCAGCGGTGAATCGTGCCTGTGCAATGATATTCGCAAACAGGTCGTCTAGAGTGGTGCTAGTAGTAGCTGCCATTTTGTAGCCTCAATTATTTAGGTTAATAAGTTTAGTTTTTGGGTTTTTTCATCAGTGCGCGGTAAGCCTCTCGCCCACCTTCGTTCCAATTTGCAACCATATCAACCGTTGATTGAGGCTTCAACGTAGAGCCACCAGAGTTGCCCTGACTTCCTGTGCCGCCTTTACTAGCACGAACAAAGTGAGGGTTTTCTGTAAGGAACTCACTGACCATTTCATTGACGGTCAACAAGTCTCCGCTGTCATTGTAACGCGGTGTTCCGCTATTGTCTAACACCTCTACAGTTCCATCAGAACCCAGTCTAGTCTGTGCTTTGAGTAGTGACGATACCTGCTCAGGGCTTACTGCATTATTGTTGCTTGCCGCACCAAGAATAGCCCCATCAACTAGGGTCTGCTGTAGCTTGCTTTTATAGCTGTTGATTTCTAGGTCTTTCTTTTCCACGGTCTGCTTGAGGATAGTCTCAAACTCCCCGCGCTCCTTCATCTTGTCCTGCTCTAGCTGTTCTTTCTGGCTTAACAGTTGGCGAGCTTCATCAAGGTCAATCCCTGATAACTGTTTCTCGTATTTGCGTTGTTCTCTAGCTAGACGCTGGGCAACTGCTTTGTCCATGTCAGCCTGTGTGAATGTCTTGGCTTCTGGTGGTGTGTCTATAACTGTTTCTTCTGGAGTTGGTTCCACGAAATCTTCGCTCATGTGACGATGCCTCAAATTGAGTTTGGTGAACCCCGATTTTAGCATATAAACATTTCTGCACAAATATCATCTAAACTGTTTACATTAAGGTAAATATAGTATTTAATGCACCTACATTCAAAAAACAACAAGGGTTACACGACATGAAAAAATTACAGGCTGGAAAAACTTATGGCGGCAGATTTATTTCAAACTATGACAGCACATTTGAAGTGACAGTTACACGCCTCACAGCTAAAACAGTATTTTTTAACCACCCAAATACTGGACAGCCAAAAAAAGCTAAAATTCACGAATACAATAATTGTGAATACTTTATGCCATTTGGTAACTACTCAATGTCACCAACAGTTGACGCTGCTTAATTTAACCGCCCCTTCGGGGGCTACCCTTGGAGGGGATTATGAACAAACCTTGGAACGGACTACTTAAAACCAACATCATAAGCCGCGAAAGCGAACTGAAAATGCAAGAGAAAGCCAGAGCCTTGATTATATTTGAGGGCGATTATGTAACGCTGACAGGCGAACCAGAATGGCTCGAAGTTGTAGAGATTGTTATTGTAGATGGCAACAGCGCCAACAATATGCTCAAGCTCTCAGATGGCTATGTAGTGCCAGCACCTGTTGAGCGATACGTTGACGAAGTGATTTCAAAGAAAGAGTTTATAGCCCTATCCTAATTGCAGCAGTGTAACCCTTTAGCCCAGCTTATTTAGTGGGCTTTTTTTTCTTCTTCTTTTTACCGTATGCCATAACTATTCCTCGTCGAATACTGGTCGCCAGTGGTGTCGGCAGTTGTAACCACCGCGCACGATAAATGGGTCGCCAGATGATTTACCTTGCCAGCTTCCCGCCCATGTTGATTCTATTTCGTCATCAGTGAAAACTTGATTAGAGTGCTGTCTACAGAATGGCCTGCTGTCCCTGATAACACCCCCATAATACTTCCACTTAGTAGCACCGCTTGCCTTACCGATAGCAGTGTTAATGCTCGCGTCAAACTGCATGAGACTGTCTTGCGCCATCTGGGTACTGTAACGTCTTAGGTTATTGCCTGCCCTGTCTCTGGCAAACTTGGTGCGTAGCTGCTCTGCCGCTTCCTTGGCTGCCGCAGGTGAACCGTTGCTCACTATATCAACTAGCCTCTGGGCTTCTACATCGTCGCTCTGGATATACACGCCGTTGATTGTCTGGCGTAGGTTCTTAACTGTATCGTTGAAGCTGCGACCTGTCAGGGTTGACTGGTAGACCTCACTCGCTAAGACATCAAGGTATTCGTTAGCAACTGATTCAAAGCCTTGGAATGATAGGCGCTGTAGCTGGTTTACAACGCTCGTATCTAGCTTGGTAAAGTCTCCGTATTGCCCTAGCATATCCTGCGCATCAATTGCGACAGAACCATATCCACGCACGATAGAATCGACCTCTGACAAATACTCTTCATCAAGTGCCGCCCGCAAATCTGCACGAACTGAAATAGCCCACTCTGTGTCAAAGAGCAGGCCATCTTTTAGCGGTGCGCCAGCCATAACATTAGCTACGCGCTCCTCTAGCTTCACCAGAGCATCAGCTACTCTTTGCTGGTGTGAATCTGCCAGCTTGTCTAGAATCTCATCATAAGCGTTATCTGTAGGCATTATTCAGCCTCGTCGTTGAACTGCCCCAATACCTGCGAACCCTGCTCAATCTCTAAATGCGATTTGGCTAGGTTCTCATCATCCAACACTAGGTCAGCAATCTGCTTGTCTATTTCTTGGGCTAGGGTTACAGACTTTACGCCAGTTGCTCGCATCTGCTGCAAGAAGATTAGCTCTTTATCCATGTCCCGAATATCAAAGCTGTCAGGGTAGAATATCTCAACGTCAGGGGTTAGCTCCTGCCAATCACACCAAAGGTTCCAGATTTGTTCTTCGGCCAGCTCAAGAATATCAGCCTTCTCAGCCAGCTTTGCGTTAAGCATCTGGAACTCTGTCTGCATTGCTACGCCAGACTGCGTGATAGCCTCTGTGCCGCGAACCGCGCCCATGTGAGACATACGATTAATATATTCAATCTTGTCGTTGATAGCGGCTCTTACGCTGTCTAGATTTGAACCGTTAGGCTGGAGCATATAAGGCTTCATTGCCGCGTCCATATCGTCAGGCATATTGATAACCGAACCAGCGCCAGCACTTGCATCAGTCTCGTATGACTTAACTAGGGTGGGGTGGTTGCTGATACGGATAAGCTGCTCTACTTCCGAAAGCTCCTGATAGATAGCCCGCTGCATATAGGCAACGTCTGACAGGTCACTAATACCAATGCCGCGCACTACTGAACGCTGTGCAGGTAGGAACACCGCAGGGATTCGCCCTAGCGCGTTCTCCTCTGTGCTGATGTGGGTGTCCTGCTCGTTAATGCTCTTGTATAGCTTCACATCGTCTTTAGTCCAGATGCGGTAATAAACCACTTTCTCAGTGTCGCTGATTTCTTCTATAGACTCACGAACCTTCAGGTAGCAAAGCTCGTAACGGCCAGACGGCATCCGCTCATATTCCCAGTCAAATACATTCTCAGGGGTGAACATATTCACATAAGGTCTTATGTCCTGTCCCAGCTCCTCAGCCTTGGTGCGGGCGTTAGATGCAGGCTTATCGACCATAATCCAGACGTTACCGTATACGCTAGCCCAGATGTTAGCCTCTCGCATAAACGCATTAAAGCTGCGCCCATCAAGGTCAGCATCTTTGAGGAATGGTTCAAGGGCATAGTTACCCGCTGCAGAGTTGAAGCTGCGCACTGGTGCCTGTCGCCATAAGAAGCTGCTGTAGATGTGGATAATGTTCTTACTGTGGTTGTCCATCGGGGTCAGGTCAAGGCGGCGGTTATATTCATCTTTGTCTTCATTAACATAGCGCGTCAGGTAGGAACCATCGCGATAGTCTTCACCACCCATATAACTTCGCAGGTAGAACTCCCAGCGGTATTTATTGTTGTCATATTGCGGGTGCGTGTATTCTAAATTCTTACTCATTAACTCCACCTTTGTGGTTGGGGTACTATGCGGTCTGTTCTAACTGGGAATAAGTATTCAACCAGATAGCCAAGAGCGTCATTCATGTGGTCAAAGCCATCCTTATTAGGAACGCTAGTGCCTTCTTTGTAGGTCTGGCGCTCTAAGGATTCTATTGTCTGTTTACACTTAGGGTCTATCAACAAGTTCCGCTGCCCATCACTGGAAAGCAATCTGGAATTGACCGCGTTTATTCTATCCCTAACCAGTGCGTGTCTGGTTTTTGCTTTAACCTCAAAACCTGCGTTCTGAAGTATGCTCAAATCTGTGCGCCCACCTGCGCTGGTCTTGCGTTGGCGTGAAGCTGGGTCAGGGTAGATGATAACATGTTTGTCAGGGTAGCGCGTTCTGATTTCCTGCGCCATCTCTTGCGTATTACTGCCAAACATTACTATTTCATCAACAGCGATTAGGGTGTCATGGTGGCGTATACAAACAACAGCACTCATCGGGTCAATATTGAAGTCCATTCCAACGTGCAGGGTGTGGTGGTCTGTCTCTATCTTGCGCACTGAATCTTCACGACTGAACCCGTAGTAGATAAGCCCCGAATAGTTTACAAACTGGGCTTGGTATTCCTGCTGAAAGGTGCGTTCATCAAGGTCAGCCTTAGCCGATTCAATCTCTGCCGCAGGAACATTGCCGCCCTCAATCGTTGTATATTGAAAGCTATCCCAATCTGCATCACCGTCAAGCCCTTTGGTGTACAGGTCATAGAAATGGTTGCGCCCTTTAGGTGTGCCGATAAACAACGCACTCCCTTGCCTATCTGACAGGCTGGGTCTGATTACCTCATACCACGCCTCTGGTCGCATATCTGCAAACTCGTCAAGGACAACAAAGTCCAAAGCTCGTCCGCGTAGATTGTTAGGCTTCTCTGCTCCCTTCAGGCTGATAACGCTACCGTTAATCAGTCGCATCGTCAGGCTGCTTTCGTTTGTCTTGGTTAAATACTCATGGGGAATAGTCTGGATAAGCATATCCCAAGCAATCTCTTTAGCAGATCCGTAGGTCGGTGCTACATACCAGCAGTTTTTATTCTTGCCACTGATAGCGGCTCGCAGTATCTCCCCAGTAGACAGAAAGGTCTTGCCGAATCTACGCCCTGCAACAACAGCACGAAAGCGGCTACTGCTAGTGAATATCTCACTCTGAGGTAGGGTCAGTAACACGACTATCCAAAATGATATTGATAGGGGGTATCTCTTGAACCTCTGCCTCTGTTTCTTTCCAGCCGCCTTGGGTCTTTAGGTAAAAGATGTTCGCTGTTACGTTGCCGCCCTTAGCCATCTGGATTAGGTTGCTGCCCATGCTGGCGACCTGTTTTACTCTGCCCTTTTTATAAGCCGCAGAAACTTCAGGTTGTCGCTTCTCTATCTCGCGTAATGTGTTTTCACATATATCGAAATAGTCAGCCACTTGCGCCTTAGTAAGTACCGCAGACAATGCCTGTAGTTCTATTATCTGCTCTGGCGTTAGCTCAACAGGTGGTCGCCCACCCCCATCGCCTTGGTTGCCTTGTTTCATTTAACCGCCTTCAGCTCGCCTAAGTTAGCATCAGCAAAGTCTGCCTTGCGCCCGTTAATATGCATATCGTTATACTTATCGCCTGTAGATTCCAGTACAGCCTCTTCCCCAGTGAAGTCCTGCCAGCGTTTGATAATCACATCGCAATATTCAGGCATTAATTCCATAGTAAATGACGTTAGACCTTTTTTTTCTGCTGCCATAAGATTAAAGCCGGAGCCGCCAAATAAATCTAATACACTCGAAACATCTTTATAGTATTCAAACACCCACTCTGCTAATGCTACTGGCTTTTGTGTTGCGTGTACTCTTTTCTCACCACGCTCAGAATCTTTAATCATTCCTTTCCAAACGTGCCTAAATATTCTGACGCTTGACCATTTAGATTTAACCCAAGCCAACTCGCAATCAGATTGTGTATCTTTATATTTATCTTCTACTCTTTTATCCCAAACCAACCAATTATTACTCTGCGGTACAGTATGGGAATAATAATTTGCACCCCACCAAACCTGCCTTTTAATATCTAAACTTTGGCACAAATTAAAAGCATCTACCGCATATTGGATTGTGTCATCTTTGAAGTCTGGTAGCTTTGAGTTGACTGTAAGTCCGCCCCTGTTGTCGCGCATACCTTTTTCGTTAATACCATAAGGTGGGTCAGTGTGTATTAAGTCAGCCTTTACGCCAGCCATCAGCTTATCTACCGCATCTATACTTGTAGAGTCGCCACACATCAAGCGATGATTGCCCAATAGCCAGACATCGCCCTCAACAGTTACAGGGTCATCTTCAAGCTCAGGCACTTCATCTTCGTCGGTTAATCCCTCGGCTGGTTCTTCTTCCATAAGCCCTGCAAGCATATCGTCATCAAAGCCCAGCAGGTCAATATCAAAATCTAATTCAGTCAGGCGGTCTATCTCTACCTTGAGCGCGTCTAAATCCCAGCCAGCGTTCAAAGCCAACTGGTTATC